TTAGGATTATATTTAGGATTTTCAATTGCAACTTTAAGTTCATATTCTTTAACTTTGAGTTCATCTTGATATTTGCGGGTAATCATTTCAATAATATTCGTTTCATTGCCTACTGCAACATCTAGTTTAGTGATAATACCGTCAATATCACCTGCATTGAGCATTTGTAATACATCGTGAGATACAATACCACCTAGAACTTGAATATTTAGGTTATCTTTGCTAATGATTAGAATTATTTTCATTTCTGGAAGGGACATAGATTGTTCAATATATTCTGGACGGTTCACTAGATAAAGTTTATTATTTTCATCTTTATTTTCGTAAAGTTCTTTAATTATATTCAAAATAAATCCGGTTGAATTAACGGTGCGTTCCCGAGTATAACGTAAATATCCATATGTTGGGTCAGTATGTGGTTTTTGGATATAACCATTACTCGTCATCATACTTTGAATTGAACTAGTAATTAACCAAGTAAATATACGCTTAATCTCTACTAGGCGATTACCTTTAACTGAATTGCATTCATCAATAATTAAGCGATTAATGGTATAATGTTCACGATTGATATATAATGCGAATAGGTTATAAAATGTGGCACTTACTAGAATAACATCTAGTTTTTCAGTTTTTTCTTTGTCTAGAAATCCAAAATTGTTTAGAAATGCTTTTAGATTAGCTGTTAGATGATATGTGCCATTTTCCCTTTCTGCGGTTTCAAAAGCAGAATGCAATTTTTGAATTTCACTTACTTTAATATCACCTTTTGCTAAATCATACTCCTTTATTTTAGTATTAATATCATCAATTTGTTTATTTAATGCATCTAATTGCGTTTTAATTGTAGCACATTCAATTGCAATCGATTGTTTTTCTGGTGTTCCATATCTAAATTGATAGTGTAGTTCTTGTTTTTCATAATATTTTTTAGAGATTTTATTACGTTCTAATGCAATTTGTTTCTTTTCTTTTTCATAATCTTTTTTATTTTTTGCTGGGGGTTGTTCTGCTGCTACTGCTACTTTCTGTGCTTTTTCTGCCTCAATTGCTGCTACATCTGCCTTAGAACGTTTAGTAATACTTACTTTCTTTTTAGGTATAGACGGGTTTCCATCAACTGTAGCTTTTGTACTAGGTTCCTTAGTAGCTTTTAAACCTTTTGCAGTTTTAGTAGGCTTAATTGATGTATCGGATACGATAGATTGTGTGTCATCATTCTGGGAGATATCTTCATCCCCATCATCACCGTCATTACTGTCATTGCCATCATCAATTATTTTTTCGTCATCTTCCTTTGCAATCATAGAAAATGCTTTACCTTTAAATACACAAGTTGAATCTGCTAGTTCAAAAATATCGCGGGCTTTTTGAATAGTAATGAATTTCAATCCACTATTTTCTAGATATTTTTTCCATTGACCTACTAAACCATGAGGTACTAACAATATATTAGTATCCAGTTTATTAAAGTCTTTTAATTTAATATCATTAGAGCCATAATTAACATTTCGAAAAGGTAGTTGCTTAAGTGAAAGGCTTTTAGCTTCATTAAGCAATGCCATAACACAATAAGATTTACCAGCACCCACTTTATCACTTAATACTCCTATATTGGTGTAATGAGTAGATGTAAGTTCTTTGGTTTCGCCTTCTTTTTCAGGATTTTTTACTTTGCGTTGGACATCGTATAACATTTGCTCTAGACCACGCATATAATATAAGGATGTTAGTTGATGATTTTTCAATGTATATGTACCTAATTTTTTGGTAGGTGTATAAATTTTAGTGTTATCTAGATAATAAATTAAATCAAAAGCTACATTACCTTCAATAGGTTTTGTTTCATCAAATTGGAATAATGTTTCACGAGTATGAATATTATTTCCATATTTGTTATTATCAATTGTTTCAATTAATAGTTCAGAATTATTAGCATTATTAGCATTATTGGTATTGTTATCTATTTTAAGATTAGCTTGCAAGATATCATTAAATGTTGCCATTCTAGAATAATGTAATTAGTTTAATTTGTTTAATTTGGGATATCAAATTTCAATTTTTTAGAATAAATAATTTTTAGAATAATTATATGGTAAAATGCATTAAAAATGCATAAAAAATGCATAAAAAATAGATGTATAAAAATGTAGTATTATAGAGATTTATTATCACTACTTAAATAATCGTATGTTTCTTTAATAAAATTTATTGCGTGTGCGATACTACTAGGTGAACTATCATTTGATTTTTTATTCGGTGTGTGATTGATAGGTTTAGAAGTTATTTTGGGTGATGGACTAAAATGTTGATTTGGTGTATTTGAAAGACTACTAGAATTGCTACCTGATAATTCCCTTGTTCTACAATTATAATTATCATTACGATTATTGCGATTATTGCGATTATTGTTAATGATATTAATAGGTTTAGTATTAGTGTTAGATAAAGTATTGTTAATAAGTGTAGGTGGTTTTGTATAGTATTCTGGGATATCATCTTGTTCAAGGTCGCTTAAATTAATATCATCAGGTTGGTGTTTTGTTGAGATATCATCATGAAATTGCGATGAACGTAAATTAAATGTAAATTGCTTTTTAATTGATGTTCTAGAATGCAATTCATTTGTTTTTTCATTTGTTTTTGTTATAGTTCTAGGAAATGATGCAGAGAATATTTCATTATCCTTTCTAGAATTGCTTGATGTTAAATTATTAATCTTTAATGTATCACTAAATTTAAGGTTTTCAGTACTTGAATTATTACTGGATTTATGTATGCTTGTTTTATGGATGCTTGATTTATGGATGCTGGATTTATGGATGCTAGGTAGTGGAATAATAGCTTTATGAGGTTCTCTGAAAATAGGTATTTTAGTGGAATTTATATTATCATATTCTAGTGGATTTTCCAATAATAAATTATCGTCATTAATAAGTATATTATTATTAATATCAAACCATTTATGAGTAAAAAAAGTATTCCAATCCATTCTAGAATGTTTATCAATATTTAGTAGTTGTTTTAATAAGTCAAAGCATTCTGGAGATAGTATGGTATGGTCTAATTTATCTAGATTGATAGGTTCATCATTAACTTTATGTATTAATTGTTGTATATTTTTTGCAATATATGGTGGTGTGCCAATAATAAGTTCATAAAGGATTACGCCTACTGACCATAAATCTGATTTAGAATTGTAGTTTTGTTTGTTTAATAATTCAGGGGACATATAAATTGGGCTACCACAATAGGTGGAAAATAAGTCTTGCTCTTCTGCTGGTTCTTGTGGTTGGCTAGATTGTGTAGTATTTCTAGCAAGACCAAAATCAGTAATCTTAATATGTAATGAATCAGTTAATAATATGTTTTGTGGTTTTAAATCGCGATGTACAATATTATTGTCGTAAAGATATTTTAAAGCATCTCGTAATTGTAGCATATATTGTTGGATATATTTTTCAGAAAATGGTTGTTTGTTCTGGAATTTTTGTAAATCTCCATATTCGCAATATTCCATAAACATATATACTGCATTATCGTTAGCACTAATTATTACATCATATATTTTAACTATATTTGGATGATTTAGTTTTTTATGTATTTCTATCTCTCGCATTACATATTTTTTAAGATTATTAACATTTTGTACTTTTATTTCCTTAATAGCAACAGGTAAATGCGTATATTTATGTTCCCCTTTGTGAATTGAAGCAAATGCACCTTTAGCAATGTTAGGCTGGAGTATTATATATTCCCCAATTTGCTTCATTCTACTTTCTAGAAATATTTTATTGTCCTATGAGTATCTAAACTTATTTACAAGAATACTTTAGATTATGTTAAATATCGTATTTATTAAATTATAAACTTTATTCTAGCATATTCTAGAATAAATTTCTCTGGTTATGTTAAGTATTTCCAGTATCACTAACTAGTATTGTAATTTATAATTTAGAAATGGACGGAAAAAATACTGACAAAATAGTATATAATACAAATACTGCAGTATTCGAAAAATCTCCAGACCAAGTAAATATGACTGGTGGATTTAAACTATTTGGTTTTGGTGGTGATAATTTCACTAAAGCTATAAAACGGACTAAAAGTAGTGAAAACAAATTAATTAATACTTATGTTGAAATGGACAAGGTAGTTAAGGATTATCATAAAAGTTATGATACCCATTTACAAAATTTAGAGAAATTAGATGATTATGCAAATTTTAACGGTATGGAGAATTTATTTAAAAAGGTTATTATGAAAGATAATTTCAGAAATGGTAAAGTAGATAAATCTAATCCAATCTTATTCCGAAATTATTTAATTGAAGAAGAAACTACTCCTACTGCATTTCGTAAAGAACACATTATGCGACAAGTTAATTATGTTCTAGACAAATATTTTGCTGGCCGAGAACATATGTTTATTAAGCATATGACAGTTGATGTTGGCAAGCATGAATTTATTCTAACTATTACAACAATAGAAAATATTAAAAAAAGTCGTAAAATAGAACATAATGGTTATGTTATTAGTGTATCTAAAACTAAAAAAGAATTAAAAGATATTCTAGAAACAACTAAGAAAAATCTTAAACGCAAAAGCAAATTAATTGAATTTAATAGTCGCAGATCAAATGATTCTAGCAGTTCTAGCAATTCTAGCAGTTCTAGTAAATCAACTAAAAAGAAATCTCAAACTAGTTCTAAATATGGTAAAACAAAAACTAAATCAAAAAATAAAAAGACTCGTACCCGTACTCGCAATAAATCATTAAATAATCTGTCTATTTTTAATAAATCTAATAAATCTTCCAGAAGTAGTTCATCAAATAATCTACCATCAGCTATTAATATTGGTACAGTAAAACGTAGAACTTCAACTAAGAAGGAAAAACTAGATATTTATAAAACTCCTTCTCAAAAAGCAAAAGAAGTTGCAGTTCAAGCTATTCCACAAGCAACTGCATTTGGTGCACCTTTACCACAACCACCCATCGCAATACCTTTTGCACAACAATTAGGGCAACCACCAGCATTAGAACAACGTAAACAAGAATTATTAGGACAACCTGTTATGAATTTTCAAGCACCTTTACCTACTGGTATAGCACCAGGAGTACCTGATGCAACTGTAGGGCAGGCAACAAATAATTCCGCTATTCGGGCAAAATGTAAGAGTTATCAAACACCTGAAGTGTGTAATGCGGATACAAATTGCTTTTTTTCAACAAAAAATAATGCGTGTTTCAAAAGTAATCGTCCTCCAGGAGGGTTTCAAAAACCAGCTTTTGGTGCATTTACTCCATTCGGTGCACCACCTGCTATGGCACCTGCTCAATTTACACCTGCACCAGCACCAGCTTTTGCAGCAAGCCCCACAGCACAATTTTAAATTTAAATTTATTGCTTACTACAAGAAACTAAGCATAAAATATTTGGTATTTTTTTTTTTTTGTTGTGTTTGATTTTTTGTATTGATTAATTAAAGTAATGTGTTGCCAGAATTAAGAAGTTGTTTTTATAATAATTTATTATGTGTATATAATAAAGTAAGCTATTATCATTAAACTATTGACAGCACAAAACACAATAAAGATAAGGCTAGAATGGATACATACTTGAAATTAACATCAGTTAAAAATAATAAAAATTGTAATTGTATTTCACCATTTTATATAAAAGACATAACAGGAATAAACCCTAATACTGGTCGCGATTATAGTCCAGAAGATATAGACGCTCTTAAAACTGCACTCTATCGCATTTCTAATGCCAAAGGTTGTAATGTATCAGTATGTTGTGATCCTAATGACCCGAGTACCAATCCCGACCCAGCATTTACTAAACAATTTACTCAAAAGTTTCCAAAGATAATGCCAATGTATGAAGGTAGTCAATTAAAAAGTATTAAATTATCTACCACCACAGATGTAAAAGAATCTGGATGGCAAACACCTACTCCACATATGATTTGCAAAATTACAAAAGCAACTATTGTAGATACACCTAATCCTAATATTAAAATGGCAACTAATCTAGTTAATGATTGTTTTAGTGATAATTGTAATCCTGCAGAAACTATTACTGTAAAAACTTTACTACAAAATGCAAAGGCAGATATGAACTATACTTATTTTGATGATGCTAGAGTAGCACAATCTATTCTAGAAGGCAATATTTCCTATGTTAAGGAATATATTCGTAAATACAAAAAAGTAGATATTCCATTAACCAATGATGATTACAACAATCGAATGATACATCTTGCATCCGGTAGCAAACACACCGATATTCTAACTATGTTAATTGCCCTAAAAGCAAATCTCAACATCCAGAATAAACTCCGGGAAACACCTATTCATTTTGCAGTCCGTAGCAAAAATTTAGAAAATATCAGTGCATTGCTTGGTCAAGGTATAGATTTGACAATTCCTAATAATAATGGTGAAACCCCTATGTTTTATGCGATGGCTACAGGTGATTTACGTATTATAAATATGTTATATAGTAATAATTCTCCTATTCAAGGTGTTGATAAGAATGGCAATAATCTTATTCATTATTGTATATTGAATTGTCCTAGCTATAAGGAAAATGATGAAACCGTACCCAATACTAAGGGTGAAATAATTCAGTTTTTAATTGATCGTGGAATTAGTACTGAACAGAAGAATAAGGCGGGTATAACACCTCTAGAATTGACTAGTAAGCAGATTAATAAGGAAGTAAATCGGGAATGTGCAGATACCACTGCTAATGACCAAGCACAAGTAATGGAAAAATTCTTTAATGTTAAGAGACAGGAACCATTTAGTAATGCAGATGGTGCAACTACCCAATCTATTTCTGATTATACCCCAGAACATGTGGCATTACTTGATATTCAAACTAAATTATTTAATAACATATTACGTAATAATCCTAATAAGTATGGTGGATATATTAGTGTAGATGATATTCCTAAAGGTGCACCTATTGAGGTATTGGATACAGTATGTGTAGGTGGAGTAGGTATTACAGGTAATGAGGATAGTGAAGAATGTGTTGGAAAAGGTGGTCGCATTAGTAAAATTAAAAATAAAACAACAAAAATTAAATTGGAATTAATTTCTAATGAAGAAAGTCAAATAGATAAAGTATCCCAGTCAGACCTATATTATCCTAAAGACAATAAAAAAGTACCACTTGGAACTGTACCCATTAATGTAGCAAATTATAATGCTAGTATAAAAGCAAATGGTACAATATTACCTAATGTACCACAAACTACTGGTATTACTTATAATCTAGGTGATAGTAGTAATAATACTGTGGGTGCAACTATGCCAATTACTACTGCTACGGCTACTGCTACTACACAACCCCCAATGATTACTAAAGCAGAACATCCGGATATGCTAGAGGAGGATGATACAGTAGTACGTAAATGTAAAAGGGATGCTATAGATAATGCGATTAGGGTAGCACAAATAACTACTCCTCTGATAGCATCAAAAGAGGCATTTACAAATGCTGGGGCCGAAACATTTGTTAGTAAGTATAAAATACCTATTATTATTCTAGTAGTTATTATTTTATTACTATTAGGTTATATTACGATGATGTAAAAAATTATAGTTTATTTTTGTTTTTCAAAATTAATAATTCTATTCTAGCATATCTAATAATTTTATATGGTATAGAATATTTTACACCTTTTCAGTTTAAAAACAACAAAAAGTAAATATATTTTATATTGTAATAATAGGAATACTATTAGATAATGGTAGTTAAAAAAACACAAGTTAAAAGTTTTAGTCGTGCTAAAACACATAAAATGGTAGGTGGATCTAACCCACCAAAGTTCGCTAAAAAATTAAGTGGTCAACGTATAAGTGGTCGACGTATAAGTGGTCGACGTATAAGTGGTCCAAGTACAAGTGGTACAAAAAAAATAAAAAGAAAGATACTAAAACAACAATTAATAAATGGATTCCGAGATATATATTTAGACGTAGATAAATTAATGAGTAATAGTGCTTTGAACAAAGATCATATAGAAACATTAAAGAGTTTGAAAGATAGAATTAGTAGAGAAGAATTTACTGCAGATGATTATGAAACTTATGAAAAGTTAAATAAATTTAATACATTATTAAAAATTAGACAAAAAGCAGAATTATTATTATATCATAAAAATTTAAATAACAATCAGAAAACAATGATACATGAATTATTGAGTAAAATTAATACAAAAGGCTACACTTTATCAAATAAAGATGTTGAAAATTTCAAGGAGGTTTATAATAGTATGCCAAATACTGAGGGTTTTAAGCAAACTCATAACATACGTAAAGAGTTAATGAAAGAATTTTATAGTAATGGTATCACACATAGTAATGCAGCAACAATAGCAAATTTAGTTTATAGACAAAGGAACAAACAAAATGTATCAAGAGAATATGGTGATCTTCTTACATCTCAGCAAAAATATTTTAATAGATATTTATATGGTAATAGGAATAAAAATATGACAACCTATGGAAACTCACCAAAAAGTAATTTATCAAAACATAAAACATCAGAACCACTATATGTAAAAAAATCAGAACCACTATATGTGAATACAACTGGTTGGCAAGTGAATCCAAAATCTGAAGAAGGAAAACAAATATTACGAAACTCACAAACAGCTATTTTAAAAAGACTAAAACACAGCGTACACGAATAATTACAAAAACATTAAGATCATAAACACCACAAACACCAGAAACAAGTAACGCATAAAAACAAATAAAAATAAATAAAAATAAAAGTTGATTAGGAATACATATGTTTATATTTAGTTTTGTCTTCTTCTTCAGAAGATGAATGTTTTTCTTTAATTTCCCTAAATAATTTGATAGCATCAATTATATCTGGAATCATAATATTTTTCTTAGTTTTTATTAATTCATCTTCCGTTGGAATATTTAACAGTCTTCTAGAATGCGTTTTCTTACAACAAGCAAATAATGTTGTCATATCACCACCAAAATTTGGAAATATTTCCATATTATCCTTAATTACTGGTGTTATCTCTTCAATACTAGCACCTAGTTGCCATTTTTGTTCTTCTAGATATTTCTTAAAAATCAAGGTCAATTCTTCTGGTGAATATCCTTTAATTTCAAAATGATGGGTAAATCTCCGGGCAAGACCTTCATTCTGGGAGAAGAATTTTTCATAGGTAGGTTTCTTATATCCTGCGACTACACAAACTAAATCGTGTGCGTGCTCTGATAAATACATATTAATCATATCTATTGCTTCTCTGGCAAAATCCCTTTCCGATGTCGGTGAAAGTGAATATATTTCATCTAGTAATAATACACCTCCTAAAGCACGTTCTAGCACTTTGCGGGTTTTAGGTGCAGTTTGCCCAATATACTCTCCAATAAGGTCATCTCTTTTTGCGCAAATGACTTTATCAGTTTTAAGAAAACCAAGACGATTATATATTTTTGCAATAATGTGGGTAAGTTGGGTTTTACCTACGCCAGGAGGACCTACAATTACGGTGTGTAGCATATCTACATTTTTGGTGTCTAGATTCTGGATATAGTAAATAATTTGGTCGAAGACAATCTTTTTAACATCTTCCATACCTATCATATTTTTCAATTCAGTAAGTGGTTCTACTAATTTGTTTAATTGTTTTAGATTGATGTTATGCCGTTTTCTTTTTCTAGAATGAAATGATTTTCCTAATTCTATAAGGTCGTCAATATTGGATATATTTGCACCTAACCATTCGTATTCTAGCTCATCCTCATTAATATCATCTTCTTCATCTTCTTCATCTTCATTACTTTCTTTATCTTTTTGGACATTGTTTTTATTAAAATTAGAATCTAGAGGTATATTCCGTAAATTACTCAATAATCTTTCCAAAAAAAAATTTCCATTACTATTTTCAGTACTAAATTTAGATGAATTATCATCATTTGAATATTTTATATACCACTCATCATTATCTAATTTTTTATTATTACTATTACTATTTTGATTATCTTTTTTATGGTTTTTATTCTTTTTCTGATTTTTAACATTTGTATTATTGTCTTTATTGAGGTTAGTATCTGTATTGATATTATTTACAAAAGGAAATATTGGTAATGGGGGTATCATAAAACATTTGATTTTTTGTGGTTGAATGGGTGGGGGTGGCATTACTGTTTGTGATGGTTTTTGAATTATTTTATGATAACATAAATTGCAAACATCACGATCATCTAGAATATAATGCTCTAAATCAATTTCGTCAATAATAGAATTACATTCATCGCAATATATAGTGGGTGGTAGTGGTGGTATAGATTTTTTATTACCTGTAATATGTATATTCCGTACTTTCTTTTTGGAATGTGTTTTATTCGACATTTCTAGCTATATCTAATATTTAATATCTAATTTCTAATTTCTAATTTCTAATTTCTAATTTCTAGGATAATCAAATAATTTTTTAAATTAAATAATACAATTAATAAATAATTTTTTTTTATTTTTAAAATTACTTTACTAAATATTATTAAATAATCAACTTAAAAGGTTGTGTAGGCATATAATTTATCCCTATCTTAGTGGTTTCTATTGGTTAATAAAAAATTGAAATATTTTTTAATAATAACCAGGAATATATAATTACTACTAAGATGTCCCAAATCAAAGCGTCCAAGAAAGCCAAAGCTGGTACTAGCAAAACGATTGCTGATACTAAAACTAAACCTATTTCTAAATCTTTTGAAAAAGAAAAAGAACAGGTACCCGAAGCAGGTTTTTCTATAGATGTGATAGATAAGGATAAACAAGAGGAATTAAAAAACCAATTGAAAGATTTTATGAAAGAAATGAAAGACAAAAATGCAGAAAAAGACGATAGTGTTAAAAATAAAATTAATAATTTTGATTATTATAATTATACCTTTGATGTAATTGATACCATTCTAAATCAACATAATAACCGTGAATTAGTAAATCATCAACATACTTCATACAAACAATTTATTGAAAAAGATATTGGTGATATTATCCGGCAATTTAATACCCGCAAACTATATTTTAATTATGATATCAATGCAAATAAACATAAGCTAGAATTACATATTGATTTCCTTAACTATAACTTAGGACGACCTACTATTCATGAGAATGATGGTAGTTTTAAAGTAATGCGACCTGATATTGCAAAGCTTCGTAATTTAACATATAGTGCCCCATTAACTCTCAATGTGAAATTGACCCGTGTTCTGCGTACTAGCAGTAATCCGACGATTACAACAGGAGCGGATGGAAATGAGGTTATTATTGAAACATTAGACCAGGAAGATATTAAGGAAGAAATTTTTAATAATATTAATTTTGGTCGTATTCCAATTATGGTTATGGGTACCAATTGTGTATTGAATAAGAAAGATGGAACAACACTAGAACAGAATGGGGAATGTCCTTATGATGTTGGAGGTTATTTCATTATTGGTGGAAATGAGAAGGTTATTATTTCGCAAGAACGTATTGCAGAGAATGAACCTTTTGTATTCAACAATCAGAAAAAACTGAAAGGTAAGGAGATTGAAATCCGTTGTGTATCAGACCAATATTTTAGTGTTGTAGTAGCGAATGTTATTCGATATCTTTATAAAGATAATAGTCTAGAATTAGATACACCTAGTTTTAAAAATCCTTTACCTATCTTTATATTATTGAAGGCATTAGGTGTTAAGACGGATAAGAAATTGTTCGAATACATTGCATGGGATATGGAAGATGAAACTGGTAAGTTTATTACTGAAATTTTGAAAAATAGTTTTGAAAGATTTAAGAAGGTTTGCAAGAATAATTGTATTAATAGTGATGCAGAACCGGAAAAATTCCAGGAAATTATTATTAATTATTTGAAATTTAAGAATACTAATCGTGAAATTAAACTAAGTAATGAAGATAAGATTCAATATGTTAAAAAGATTCTAGAAGATGAAATTCTACCACATATTGGTAAAAGTTATGATAAGAAAGCTAAATATATCGGTTTTATGTGTCGTAAACTAATTATAGTACAACATAATTATATTCCTCATGATGATCGTGATGCATATGATAACAAAAGGGTAGATACTCCAGGACGTTTGTGTTCCACACAATTCCGCCAATGTTTCAATAAACTAGTTAAGGATATGGTTAAAAGTATTACTCGTGAAGTTAAAAATAACAAATCACGCCGTGATGTATTTGACCTAATCAATAATAACAATATTTATAAAATCATTAAACCAACAATTATTGACGGTGGACTGAAATATGCTTTAGCAACAGGTAATTGGGGTATGAAAACAAGCGGAAAAGGTAATGTAAAAGCCGGTACCGCCCAAGTACTTAATCGTCTCAGTCATCAGAGTTTCATTTCGCATTTGCGTCGTGTAAATTCGCCCAGTGATAAAACAGGTAGTAATGGCAAGATTGTTAAGCCCCGTAAATTACACGGTACTAGCTGGGGTTATTTATGTCCTGCTGAAACGCCAGAAGGCCAACCAGTAGGACTTGTAAAGAACCTCGCTTTAGTATCTAAGATTACCCCTAATAGCAATAGTATTATTGTTCGTAATTTAATTTCATCTATGAGTGATGAAGTAATTAAAAAGGTTGAAGATTGTACACCAATAGATATGAGCAATTATTGTATGATATTTGTAAATGGTGATTGGGTTGGTATTGCTATAAAACCAGATGAACTAGTAAAGGAATTGCGTTGGCGAAGAAGACAAGCCAATATTAATATCTTTACTGGTATTTATTGGAATGTCGAGCAACGAACTATTAAAGTTTATACAGATGCTGGACGATTAGTGCGACCAATGTATATTGTTGAACAAGGAATGAATAAATTGCGGATTACTAATGAATTTGTTAAGAAGTTGAAAGAAACTAATTATTCATTTAATTTCCTGATTAGTCCAAAGTTTTATGAATTAGTGAAAAGTCAAGAATCTGTAGTTAATATGAATGGAATACAAGGAATGCAAGAATTAGCAAAGCAATTTGGAAATGAAGGTATTATTGAATATATTGATACAAATGAAGTGAATAATTGTTATTTCGCAATGACAATTGATGATTTAGAAACAGAGCAAATTCCATATAATAATAAGTTTACACATTGCGAAATATATCCAGGTTTAATTCTGGGTGCAGTTGCAAGTGTTATTCCATTTCCAGATGATAATCAATCTCCACGTAATTGTTATCAATGCTTATTACCTGATGAACTAGTTTTAATGTCTGATGGCAAATATAAAGCATTGAAAGATATTAAACTAGCAGAACATGTGATGACATTTAATCCTAAAACATATGAATTATCTCCCAGTGCAGTAATTAATCAATTTGTACGTCCGGCATTGGATAATGAACAAGGTTATAAGATTACTACTATCGACGGAGACGAAATAGTTGCTACCGGAGACCATCGTTTTATGACTGATAACGGATGGGAACAAACCCGGTTTATTAAAGCCATCCCAAATAATAATGACGATAATGATAATAATCAATATCCTGCAACTAAGATTGGAATAATGACTCCAGACCGAGGTGCATATTTTGTTAGTATTGCAAAAGTTGAACGAGTTAATATGCCAATGGTTGCAGATATTACAGTAGAATCAGAAAACCATTCATTTATTGCAGGTCGCGCAGGATTTATGTCTAGTAATTGTGCGATGGGTAAACAATCTATTGGATTATTTGCCCGGAATTTTCAAAAGCGGATGGATACTTTGGCCTATATTATGAATAATTTAGAAAAGGCGCTAGTAAAAACCCGTTTTGCAAAATACATTAATTATGATGAATTACCTTGCGGATTGAATGCAATGGTTGCAATTGGTTGTTATACTGGTTATAATATGGAGGATAGTATTTTAATGAATCAGGGTGCGGTTGACCGTGGCTTGTTTCGTTCTACATTCTATCGTACGTATAAAGATGATGAGAAGAAAATCCAATCTAGTGGTCGCGAGGAAAAATTCGCAAAACCTAATACTAAATATACTCGTGGTACAAAACCCGGTAATTATAACAAACTAGATGAACGTGGCTTTGTTCGTAAAGATGAATACGTCACTAGTGATGATATTATTATTGGCAAAGTTTTACCATTGAAGAATAAATTAGATGAAAATGGACATCAATTGTATAAAGATTGTAGTACTAGTTTACGGAGCAATGAAACGGGATTTGTAGATAAGATTTATACTGATCGCAATGCCGATGGGTTCCGTTTTGTTAAAATTCGAATGCGTACTGAACGTATTCCTATTATTGGAGATAAGTTTGCTTCTCGGTGTGCCCAGAAAGGTACTGTGGGTATGATTTATCCACAAGAACAGATGCCTTTCAATGCGGATGGTATTAGTCCAGATATTGTAATGAATCCACATGCTATTCCTAGCCGGATGACTATTGGTCAGCTGATGGAATGTATTCTGGGAAAGGCTAGTGCTACATTGGGAGGCTATAGTGATTGTACGCCATTTAATAAGATTCCATATGATAAGATTTGCGAAATTCTAGAAGCAAATGGAATGAACTATACAGGTGATGAGATATTGTATTCTGGAATAACTGGACAACAACTTGATGTAAAATTATTCTTCGGTCCAACATATTATCAACGACTGAAGCACATGGTTCTAGACAAAGCACACGTGCGTAGTTCAGGACCAGTAGTACAATTAACAAGACAACCAGCAGAAGGAAGATCACGTGATGGAGGATTGAGAGTCGGTAAGCCTGTGCGCTTTATCCCTATGGGTAAACCATTTTGCCGGCAAAAGGGGATTATATCATCAAGATTGATGTGATATAATATGTCCCCTAGTCATTCGCTTAACTAACTTGGATGAAAGCTATAATGCATCCTTTGCAGGAGTTAGATACCAAACTAAATGGTATTGTGAATGGCAACACGACCTGGTTCGAGGGAACTCTTAACTTATTCTAGCAAATGTAAAATACTTACTAGAATAAGAAAGACAATCTCGATGCGAGATAGTTTAGCTAACTATCCGCGGTAACGTGCGGAAAGGCGTGGGTGGGTTTTTAAACCTGCTTAAGGAACGTACTAACCCCAATGAAAATTGGGCTGATAGAATGAGTGCTGCAACACAAGGTCTATCAGGCTTTCCTATTCCGGAACAAAACACCGGAAGTGGAACGCGATATTTTCGGAAATGGAAAGGGATTGCATTAGTGGAGAAACAGCTATTTCGGGTGGAAAATATGGTTTATCCTTTAAAATAAAAGATTTAAAAAAAATAAATATTGATGTATTGGGATGGAATCAAGAGAAGAATGGAATGAAGCCTGCAAAGCAGACACATTTTCTCTATAAGGGGGAACGAGAATGTGTAGATATTTATCTAGAAGATGGTCGGAAACTTACTTGCACACCAGACCATAAAATATTAACTTCAAATAATGAATGGATTTTCGCTAAAGACCTAACTAATAAAGAAACTCTTGTTAAATGTAGTATTAAGTATCCACTTATTAGTGTTTATGAAGAAATTACAAAATGCAATAATTGGTCATTAAAAGTTAGTGATAATCTAACATTGAAAACAGATACATTTGGTGAATATATGAAGACTTTGGCCTTTGCTAGAATACTAGGTTATATTCTAGCAGATGGTTCAATTTATAAAAGTAATAATATTTATAAAACTTCTATTTTTATGGGACATCAAATTGATTTAGAAAATATCCTAAAAGATTTAAAACTATTTACTAATATTAAACAACAAAAATTTGAAGATAAAAATTTATACAGAATACGAGTACCTACAGATTTTACAAATAATTTATTACAAATTAAAGGCATTATGACTGGTGCTCGTGTAAAACAGCATTCAACATTACCTGAATTTCTATTAGATGCAAATTGTCCATTACCTCTAATTCGAGAATTTATTGCAGGATTATTTGGCGGTGATGGTCATACTTGTAATATTAGCAAGAATACATTTACCTATATATCATTTTCTCAAAGCAAGGTAATTGGACATCTAGATTCACTTAAAGCTATGATGGAACAAATTAAAACATGGCTAGCACTATTTGATATTAAAGGTGTCACTTTACAAGAGCCTAAAATTAATAGTGCTTCTAAAAAACGTATTGAAGACGATAAAAAGAATTATGAAATCGTATTGCATCTTGACAAATCAGAACTAATTCCATTTTACGAAAAAATCGGATTTCGGTATTGTTGCCATAAGAACCAACGTATGGAGGCGGCAGTAGCATACACTCGTTTGCGTGAAGGGGTAATTCGGCAAAAGAAATGGATTATTAATCGGGTAAATGAACTAACTGGTTATAAGGAAAAGAAACTAGCTAATCCTAAATGTGTAATTCCATCTAATGATGCTATACAAGAGGCATTAGAAGAATTAACTCAAATTGAACCTATACTGCATAAGTTTGCAATTCCACAGTGTCATGATTTAATAGAATATTTGATTAATAATCGTGAAGGTGGTAGAATACCTAGTAATAAGTTTCCAACATCAACACAATTTCTAGAAAGTATTGGTGCATCATCATGGTTTAGCAAATGTAATGCTAAACAATATGAATCTAAGAAAAAATCTAAAACTACAGAAAATAAAGATACAAAAACTGTTATTGAAGCAAATAATAATAATGATGATGTAAACTATGGAGTATGTAAGACTGATGAAGTATTACCAACAATGAATTTGAAAGTAATCGATATTCGACCAGGTGGTGTACATCCAGTATATGATATCCAAGTTGATAAGGAAGAATCCTTTCTAGCTAATGGTGTTGTTGCACACAATTGTTTGATTGCTCATGGTATTATGGGATTTATGAAAGAGCGGATGATGGATGTAAGTGATAAATTTACAGTTTATATTTGCAAAGAATGTGGATTGTTTAGTATTGTAAATCCTAATGATGATGGCGAACGTAAATGCGGAGGATGTGAAAACTATTCCGAATTTATGGAATTGCGCATTCCTTATGCTTGCAAGCTACTAATGCAAGAATTAGAAGGTATGATGATTACACCACGCTTCAATCTACCTAAACCTAATATCTAAAGAAACACAAACAAAAATACAAACAAATAAAAGAATAAACAAATAAACAAATAAAAGCATAATAAAATATTGTAATTAAAAATTGTAATTATTACTGGTATTATTTTTTTAGTTTTTAATCCATTTCTACTATTTTAGGTTTGCTAGGTTCGTTAATAGGTAGTTTTGCTAAGTTATTAAGTTTAGTAAGTTTTTCAGTATCGTGTTTTTTATCATCTGTTTTTGTTTCTGGATGTGGGTGTGATTGTTTAGGAATATGTTTTTTAGTTCTTTTTCTAATTACTGGTTTCTCTAGAATAGTTTTATCTAAATTACTCTTTTTTTTATAGTATTCTAGAATCTTTTTTTCCTTATCTTTAATACTTTTATTAAAATTAAATTTTTGCATACTAATATATTGTATTACCTACTAATTTATTCATATTTTATTTTGACAGCAAAATACTTATTCAAGATTAGTTCAGGATTAGTTCATTTTTTTATCTTTTTATATATCTTTATTCTAGAAGCTATTTTATAATAGTATAAAACATATCACTGCCACCCAAAATATATATATTAACATATACTAGCAATGACAAAAAACATTGGTATTGGTTGGGATATTGGTATCAAGAATTTAGCCTATTGTATTCTAGAACCACAAGCTAATTCTACATCAACACTAAATGCAGAGCATATCAAATTCAATAATACATATTATGCAATAAATCATTGGCGGGATATTTCGCTAGTTTCCCAGATTGAAAGTAATTTACAAGATGCTGGTGAAGTAAGCCTCATTAATACTACTTTAAAATGTTGTATACCTAAGAATGATAAGCTCAATGCACCTCAATGTGGTAATAATGCAGTATATTGTTCGGAAACAGTAAATCCGGATGGTACATATAAGGGTTATTGTAAAAATCATTTTAAGAAATCTGGTATTGCTAGAATGCCAGAACTAAATGTTAAGAAATGTTATGTGGAAAACTGTGGTGGTAAAACTTCCCAGGTATTGAAGGAGCATATTTATATGGGATATTGTAAGAAACATATTACTGAAATTATTACATCTAAACAGAAACAAGCGGGTGATTTTTTAAAGATTAATCGTGCTAAGACAACTAGTAAGATTGATATAAATCATTTGGGTATTGCATTATTCCAAGAGCTAGATAAAATTAAATCCCATATATTAGAACCTAATGTTATTTTGTTGGAAAATCAACCAGTGTTGAAAAATCCTACTATGAAGAGTATGCAAATGTTTTTATATTCTTATTATCTTATTCGACATATAGACTATAAGGGTAAATTGTGTGGATTAGGTGATAAAAATTTACAGTGTTATACAGCTAGTAAGAAGTTGGATTTAATTAAGTTTTTTCCACAAGACCAACAAGGACGGATAGAAAACATTCTAGCGTCAGTTAAAAGTGGATATCAAAAGAATAAGAAAATGTCTATAATGATGGTAGAATATTTATTAAAAGGTAATAGTAAGTGGTTAGAGTTTTTTAATAAACATCCTAAGCAAGATGATTTAGCAGATTCTTTACTAATGACATTACATTATTTTGAAAAGAATAATCTAGCTAAACTAAAAAAAGATATTCAGAAAACAATCCAGAATACAGACAAACAAAATAAAAAAAATAAGAAACAAACTAAAGAAAGTAATGAAAGTAATGATAATAATCTAGATGATGATGATGAAACAGAAAATATTATCCTTTAACCGACGGATAGGCGTTATAACACCTATCAGTCTTAACTTATTTTTGGCCTATCCTTTTGGAGAACACACTCAAAAACGAACTTGTGAGTTTTTAGTGTGATCGGGTGGCCTTGTTAGGCCACACCTAAGCGCGTCGCGCTTTCGGTAAAAGGATAGATGAAGCATTGAACTAAGTTGTATTGATTATTTATGCCTTAGTCATCTTAACTAATTTATGGCTTGTATAACCATAATAAATCCATGCAAAGAATAGATAGATACTACCAAAAAAGAAGCAGAGGACTACTTGAAGACTGCTGTCAGTTAGACGATATGTAGCTACAAGAGACATAATCCATAGAGCAATGGAGATTAACACAAAGATTATTATAACTGCAATGATGCCACCAGAAGTATCACCAAAGCGATTTGATACTTTTAGTTCGTTATATGCTTGAGTGGCACAAGCAAGAGGATGTGTTAGAGCACAACTGCCAAGTTTGAGGAGATCAGACATTTTAGAGATGGGAAAGACTAATAAGTTCTTAATTATAATAAATATTTTTTTTACATCTGCTAAAATACTTTTGCTAATAGTTAAGAATAAGAATAAATAGCTTAAAATAATTGCGTTTTTTATTATATATTTCTTTGCAAGTTTTTATTAATACTTAGTTAGTACTAACAATTTGTAATAATTATTCTCTAGAATGGAATCATTTGATATTGACCTAGAAGACCTAGATCTTAAGAGTGTTGATATAAAACCATCTACACCTATTACAACACCCGGAGATTTTAGAAATATTTCATTTAATAATAATCATTCATCTAGCACCACATCTAGTTATCATGCATCTGCTCCTAGTCTAACTGTTTCAGGTAGTAATAATGACCCAATGCCAAATGGTTTAAATAGTGATAAAGCAGTAGATTTTGGCCTAGATTTACTAATGAATAAAAAGAAGATACGTCCAGATACTGAAGTTAACAAGCTTGGGTCTGCATCTGGTAATGCTAGTCCTACCCCTAAAAATTCATTCAATAGTTTATTTAATGATAATGGTGTAAGTTCAAATAATACCAATAATACCAATAATACCAATAATGCTGGTGGATTTCCAGAACGGATAAATTTAGATAATACTGATGTATTACAAAAATCCTTATTTGATGATAACTTTACTAACATTGATCTAGATAAAGAGCTTAACACTATGGATTTAAATGATATTACCAAACCTACCCCATCAATGAATGGACCTAGTCTTCCTAACTTTGGAACACCATCTGCAAATGGTACTACTAATGGTGCATTCCATTCTGCTGCCGCTAGTGCTACTAATGGCTTTGGAGGTAATAGTGGTGGATATGGTGGTATTAATACTGGTGGAATAAGTAGTGTACCACAAATGAGTTTTGAAGAGATACAGCAAAAGAAGTTCGATTTGCTATGTAAATTTGAACGGCTACGAGATAAAGGTGTAAGACTACCGAAAACGTTTAGTATGTCGTCGAGTTATGAAGAAATGGATATGGAATATCGCCGATTAGTAGAGCATCGTCAGCTAGATAACAGTGTTAAAACACAGAAAAAAATGTTATTAAGTTTTGTAAGCGGGGTAGAGATGCTTAATGGAAAGTTTGACCCATTTGAATTACAATTGAATGGTTGGAGTGAAAATGTTAATGAATCGCTAAATGATGGTGAATATGACCAAATTTTTGAGGATTTATTTTATAAGTATAAAGATACAGTAAATATGGCACCTGAAATGAAACTTGCAGGTATGATTGCTATGAGTGGGTTTTGGTACCATATTACGCAGAATATGGCCAAAAATTTTATGCCCAATATAATGAATAACGTGATGAAACAAAATCCTGACTTAATGAATCAATTCCAGAATGCGACAATGAATACTATGCGTCAGTCAAATCCCGGATTTGCGCAGTTTGCTAGTACAATGAGTGGTCAAAGTGCAGGCGGACCTCCTAAATACAATCCTATGGCTGGACCGCCGTTTGCTAACCCTCGGGATGCGCCCCCACGTGGTCAAACAAATATAAATTCAACTGATGATATTGATGCATTAATTGATAGTATTGGTAATTAAAATAATTGATTTTATTTTTTTGTCTTCTTCTCTTTTTGCCTTTTTGCCTTTTGCTTATGGAAGAATATTATTCTGGCGTATGTTGAATAATTATAGTGCGGTTTTATTGTTTTGATTTATGTTGTTAGTACATTGATTAGCGCATTGATTCGCACATCTGCAATTATAAGTATTGTATTGTTCTATTTTTGCTTCAATTTTATTTAATTTTTTATTAAGAGTTTCTAGATGGTTTTCTAGAGTATCTATTTTCTTATTAAGTTTATCAAAAAATGGGATAATTGCTTCACGAATTAGTTCATTCATTCTAGACAACTAGACAACTAGATTATTATGAATTATGACGTAGTTGTTTATAAAAAGTATAAAATAGATTAAGATTATATATAATAAAAATAAGCGTATGAAAAAAATATAAATTATATCCTCTACTAGATAACTAGAATAACTAGAATAATAATGGGTTTTAGAATACATCCAATTTTTATAAACGATGAAAATAATATTATGAAAAATAAATTTATGGAATTATTGAAAAAAAATTGTAATTGGAATTATTGTTTTATAACACATTCAATGTGGGATAATTTACTAGCATGTTATCTTGATTTAGATTTCTATTACTTAATGGAAGAACAAACAATTACTCTAGATAAAATTAAATATATAAAAAACACAATAAAAAAATTAGATACAAAATTTAATGAAAATATACTAAATATTGTTAGTGCCTTTATAAATGTTTCTCTAGAATTAGGTATAGAATGGACTATTTACTAACTACATTACTACCAACAGGTGCAGATTGTGCGGAAGGATTGCCTGGCATACCTACAGCTACTGGCATTGGTGGGTGAGATAATTCATATTTTTGAACCATTTGTTTTGCAACTTCATATTCATCCTTGCTAACTGGAGATGGTTTATCAATTGGTAATATACAATAGCTACTTTGTTCATTTAATAAAGTATTGGATAGTAATATGAATCCTGCAGTAATTACAAAAGCTACTACTAAATCGCGACTGCCCATCCAAATTACAAGAAAAATAAGAAATCTACGGGCAAATTTATGATTAAGTACTTTGTGTGAAAATTCATTGAGTTCATTACCAATATAGCGTGCTCCTAAGTTAATTAATAAAATCATAAGACCTAGAATATATTTATTAGAGCTGAGACCCATAGTAGCTAGAGCTAGAACAGATGCATTACCACCTGTCATATGTGCTGGTGCTGCAGTAGGAGGTGGTGGTGTCATACCAATATTAGAAGACATTCTAGAACGTGTATTCTAGTGTATTTAATTACTATAAACATATAAAAAAATAAAACACTAAATAAAACACTAAATAAAACACTAAATAAAACACTAAATAAAACACTAAATAAAACACTAAATAAAACACTAAATAAAACACTAAATAAAACACTAAATAAAACACTAAAGTTAAAAATAAATTATTTATCCATTAAGAGGATAGAATAAAGTACCACATTGTTTGACTTGTTGTGGATTGTAAGCCCCACATGACGCAAGAGGAGGACCATATTTAGTCATATTCTGCTGACTGTCCTTAAAATCATAACGGCATCCTACAATATCATAACCATCACGATTGGGAGCACCTACAGTAGTAATAGAATCATTTTGATTGCAAGCAATATTAGGTGTTATTTGTTTGGTTTGTGTATCTATAGTGTTTTGGTCAATGGGTTGGAATGGAGGTATGTTGTTGTTGGGAAATGGTTTGGTTTTGTTGTAGTTAATTTCGCTTTCACTAAGATATTGGGGTGGGATGTTGTTCATTAGTTTGGATGCGATTACGATATTCTGGAAGCTGTCTAATTTTGTTTTAAGCATACGTTTTACATATACAGCCATATATAATACTAGAAATGAAAGAAGAATACCACAAGGTAAATCTAATAGTAGTACTAGAATTACAAGAGCAATTACTAGCATAAAGTTTACTGGGTCAGTAAATAGTTTAACTAGAATTGGTGCGTTTTGAAATACTTCTTCAGTAAATGCTAGGATTAGTATAATAGCAATTACTAGTATAACAGTATGTAAATGGCAAGATACAGATGACATAATGTGATAAATTTGATACTATAGTATTATATTATTATTATGCAATATATTAGTTTTTATTAGTTTTTATTATTTTGATAGTTAGTTATTGTTTTTATTTCGAATAGATATATAGATATTCTAGGGTATTAAAAATTTATAAAATGACAGACGATATTATTCTAGATGGTGAACATAAATCACTATGGGAAGAATTAAAAGAATTCTATAATGAATTAGTAGATTTATTATATACTGATTTATATAATTCTTATTTATTTTTAACAGAAAATAAGAATTATTTTATTTGTGCGGTAATTCTTGCTATATTATTACAATTTACTAGTGTAAGCACTTTAGGTACATCTTTTGATAGATATTGTAATAAAACAATAAATAATCATATAAAACAAAGTGGTGGAGGCGAGGGTGCGCCAGAATCTAATGCATCACAAAAAGTACAAGAATATGCAGAGTATAAAAAAATGAAAAAAGACCAGAAAGAAAAAAAAAAAGCTGATAAAAAAGCTGCAAAGGAAGCTGAAAAAGAAGCAAGTTTAACTGATGAACAAAAAGCCTCTAGAGATGCTAAAAAAAAAGAAAAATCGTTATTTACGGCAAAACAATCATCTAAAAATGCATATAAATCTGAAGCCGCAGAAAGACAATTACAAGAAGATGAAAGTAAAGCTAATCAGAAACGTATTGGTTTTTTTGAAAATATTAAAAATAAATTTGGAAAAGGTTCTAGTTGGGGAGGGCAATATGGTACATTAGGACCTGTATTTGGTAATATGGAAAAAATATTTGATTCTGTTAAAACAATTTTCTATATTGCTGCAATTATATTGACAATTGCAGGCGTTTTATCACTACCAGTATTAATATTTCTAATTATTACATATATGGTTTTTAAAGCAATGGTAGGCAAATTTACTGTTTTATAGATTTTTGTATTGTTTTATTGTTTTATTTTCTAGCCTTTATTTAATAAATTATAACAAATTATAATAAATTGGTTGCTAGAATGAACTGGCAATCTATAAAAGAAAATATTAAGGAAACTACTACCAATATTTATTCATATCTAGAAGACATATTAATTATTAAGGAATATGAAATCAATCGGAATGATGATTTAATTACAAAGACAGAAATGTTTGTTTTGAGATATAGACGTATTCTAGGAATTATATTATTATGTATATTGCTATATATTTGGTATAATTGTGATATTAATAAACATACAAGTAATCTATATCAAACTGGTGGGGGTAATAATTTTGGGTCGGGTGGACTGTTTACTGAGGCAGAAAAAAGTGTTAAAAGTGCCGAACAAATGGCACAGGAGAGACAGAAGGGTAAAAAAAAGCTATCTCCAGAAGAAATTGAAAAAAGAAAAGCAGCAGGACAAGCAAAAAGAAATGA